CCCGTAAGCATTTACTTGCACCCTTACAAACTCTGTGCGACTGTGCCCTGATTTTGTAGGGTTAGGTATGTCGCTAATTAACTGGTAACTCACAGCAGGGAAAGCGCTTTCCTGTGGTATTCTAACGGGATTTAATCGCGTAGATATTAGCGCAGTAAGCGCCGCGTTGTTACTTAGGATGTTATAAACTATTTTATTTGCGCTCATGCTTTCGCGTCTGGGGTTAACTTATCAAAGACATGCGAATATAGTTTTAAAGCGTCGTGTATTGATAGGTAATCGGACTGCTCCCAAGGAAATGTTAACAGACGTTTGGGCTCAATAGGTTTCTTTAAGTGCGGGGCCATGCCCGTAGCAACAGCCCAGCGCGTTATTTCCCACTGGTTGCGATACTGCTGCTGCTGAGCTTCGCGCATCCCTTCCAATTTTAAACGCCAAAAGCGAGGCGTAGAAAGTAGAAACTCCCTTTCGCTTAGCATCATTTCGCCATAAGCAATGCGCTCAATCTTGCGCCAAGTTAGCGGGGCGCTGTCGCCCTTGGCAGTTACTCCCCCGTTGACTCTTCAACAGGTGCAAAAAAATCTGTAATTGCTGCCGTGAATCCTTCCAACGCTGGGCTAATTTCTTGAAACTTTTTAATCGCCGCGCCTAACTTTTGCACCGTTGGATAAGGCGTCTTTTTATCCTGGGCCTCGTAGCCCTCCAATATCCCGTAAAACGCGCAGCTCAAAGCAAAATCCATAGACTTTGCCAAGTCCTTTTGCAGGTTTAAATCTGCAAAGGTTTCCATACCTGCAACTTCCATAATGTTGCGCAGGCTGTTCATGTTAAATAAAAGGGGGTGACTTGCACCCCCGATTTTTATTGTAGTGCTCATGGCACAAATATAATACTATTAAGCAACAGTACCCAAAGTCAAAGCTCCAGATCCCTGCAAGGTGCCTGTCCAAGTTGCTTTGTCGTTGTTTGGTGCGCTCAAGCTTAAGCTGCTAAAGAAAGCAGTGCCAGTATATTTTTCGTCGCCCGTTACGTTTGATGTCATTACAATAGTAACTAAAGTACCCGCTAACAAATCTGTTACCAAATCCTTGTACGAAATTTGCCCAGCTCCAACGCTAGAGTCATCTTCAAAAATTGCCTCCACATTTAGCGTGTAGCCATACTCGCCGGCAATAAATTCCTTTGCGCCTGCGCTGTCTTTACTTGTAACGTCGATCATATCCTTAGAAATGTCGAGCGAGTTAGATGTCGCGTTAGCGATTTTTTTAAGTGTGCCGCTCACATCTTTATAGATGCTTATGAGCGTGCCGTTTACTGGTCCAGTAGTTGCCATGATTATTTGTATATTAAGTTATTTTTCTTTGCTAATTTGGCTAGGATTTTATCCACGCCGTTTATAATTCCGTCCGTTACCTTGCCCGCGTTTTGATCTAATGCCGGGCGCATAAATGGGCGGGGTTCAATGATGCCAGTATAGCGGCCTGTCTTTCCTTGTATACGTTCAACAGTGCCAAATTCAAACATTGGGCCAAGGTAATTATTTTCGTATTCCTTACGCAATCCTATTAAAACCTTTGTTTTGTTATCCTTATCCTTGCCAGTGATAAAGCCGATTGATGCCGCCAAGTCTCCGCTATCTTTAGGCGCTAAGTTCTTTGCACTATTAATTATTGGTAATGCCTGAGCTTTGAGCATGCGCTGAAATTCGGGGTTATCTATTTCGACCCCCATCGCTTTTAAGGCGTCTATAACCTCGGCAATATTTTCAACGTTCTTTGTCACTCTGTTAGTTCAGTTTGCAACTTCAAATATAAATTGCGTGCTAGGTTTGCAATGTTAACAATGTTATGATTAAGGCCCGCGTCAACGATTCTATGCTTCACGCTTACCGCTGAATTATAGCGGATTGTGTAGTAAACGATTTGCTTATGCTCTCTGCGGTCCGCATTCACTTGCTCGCTTCCGCTTTCCTGTTCTACGCGCTGAGCCCAAGCTGTTGCGTATTCGGTCCACGTTTGTAATTTCTCTCCTGTATTGGCGTCGATAGTTTCCGCATAACTCTGCAGGCTTACCAATACGTCCATAGATCCCGCTTGCATTATAGTATAATTTGGATTTTGTAAGGGTCTAGCAAGTACTCGAAGCCTAAAGATATTTTGCTTTGGATGGTTCCAACTACTATCGCATTCCTGTTATCGTAATACTGACCGACTAAAAGCAAAGCGGCGTGTTTAATTGCCATTGGAAAAATAGTATCGGGGTCAACGCTTGCGGTTCCCACTGGATTAAATCCCTCAGATACTTCAATAATGTACTTAATTGTATCGTCAGTAATTGAGTCGGGCGCGGTATTGATGAAGATATTTCGTGAGTAGTTGCCCATTGGGTCAGGCGCTACTATCCAATCACTGCCTGCAAATGCCGTCACCGCTTGGCTGCTGTTTACATAGCTCACAGAGTTAACAGCCAACACGCGGCTATTTACGCGCAGATAATTGCCAGAAGGTATATTGAGGCCGTTAACGGGATTGATTAGCGCAGGCGAGCCCGTAAAGCTATCAAAGCCATATTTAGCCGTTCCCTTCTTAATCGAGTAGCCTAAGTAATTGCTGCAGGCGTCAACGGCCATACTGATAAGACCGCTAATATAACTGTCGTCATCGGAAGCCGTAACGCGCAAATGCTGCTTAGCGTCGGCCAAACTTAAATAGTCTGTGGCTACATTTGCAAAGGCTGTGTATCTTCTTGATTTAAACATTATTCGGCGTCTAATTCGGTCTCTGGGTTAGTCGGTTTCTTTTTGGTCTTAGGTGCAGCTACAACTTCAACAGCCCCAGCCTCAAGTAATAACTCGGCTTGCTTTGTTTCAATTTCTACCACTTCGCCCAAGTTGTAACTTAGGTTAAATATTCCTGTTGGATTGATCAAAAATTTTACTAACATTTGGCCCGTGGGGGGTGCAGTCAAGACCCCCCGCAGCACTCGGACTTTTACGCCCCCGAGCGGGCTAGTTGTTAAGCTACGATGTCCTTACAAACTGCGAAGGCAGTAGGCTGCAACAAGTTGCAATCTAAGTAAGCATTCAATACAACGTTAGTCAAGCCAGCAGTTGCACCAGAATAAGGGTCTACTGTCAATTCCATGCCACCCCAGGAGCCAATAGCCATTTTAGAAAAGTCTCCAAAAATCATTGCAGACAAAGTGCTGCTAGAACCTTTAGACAAATTGCTAGGTACCAAAGTTGAAGTAGCTACGTTGTAACCGTTCAATTCAGAACCACCTGCAGGCCAAATGAAGTTACCTTCAACGCCTGAAGCTTGGCGAGGAATAGTTTGCAAAGCGGCTTTTACTTTAGGGTTAGTCAAGTAAGCAACACCTTCGCCGTTTGCATTTTCTACAGCCTTCATCAAGTTAACAACGTCAGCCCAAACTGGAGCGATTCCGTTAGCGTTGGTTGCGTTTGAAGTTGCGCCACCTGCAAAAGTTACGTTTACGTTAGCATTTGCAATGATACCAGTAGGCTCGTTAGATCCACCACCTTTGATAGCAGCAGTTTCCAAAGATTGAGCCATGGCGTTAAGCAACCAGTTACGCACGTAAGCGTCGATTGAGTTGCTAGATTGCAACATCAACTGGTTTGATACCTGAATGTAAGCGGCCAAACGCTTAGGGCTGAAAGTAATTTTGCTGAATGCGGGGCTCTTTTCAGTAGCAGTTCCATTTTCAGTGTTCCAACCTGCAGAAGGCACAGTTGAAGCTGTTGGCATATCCAAGTTACCAACCAATCCAGACAACTGCTGTACGCCTAAACCGCGCAATACTGTCTTTGGCAACAATACATCAATGATTGAACCAACAGAAGTTTGAACGTTTACTCCACCTTCAGAACCAGAAGTACCGCCAGTAGCAGACATATCACGCTTAAATACTTCAGAAGGGATTTTCATAGAGTGAGCGCTTACGCTTACACCGCTACGCTGGTATTCGCTAGAAGCTAAGGCAGAAAATTCACCTTCAACACCTTCGCGACGGCCGGTGATGGCCATTTCCATTGCGCGCTTGAAGCTGTAATCTTTAGCCATGTTAGACTTTTCTTTTTCCTCGCTACGGCTTGCGCTGTGGCCTGCTGCCTGAGCTGCAAGGTTTTGCAATTTCTCTAAGGTTTCAACCTCTGCTTTGATCGCGCCCAAACGAGCCTCGATTTCGCTTAAGCGGTTAGTTTCATTGTCTGCCATTGAACGCGCTTCACGCTCGATGGTTGACTGCAAGGTAGACAATTCGCCGAGCAAACGTCCACGCTCTTCTTTTAGGGCTTTAATTTTATTCATGATTTTTGTTTTTTTTAATAGTTTGTATATCTAGCTAAAGCAAGTTTCAAAATATCTGCGCTGACTTGGCTTTGTTTTGCGGCTTCAATCTCTAGCTCTTGGTCTCTTATTGCTGCAATGCTGCGAGCGTCTGCTTCTGTATCCTCGTAAGCGGGATAAGTTACAGGGCTCACGTCGTATAGATCCTCAATCATTGTAATTGAACGCTTGCCCATACTGCCGTACTTTTCGGACTCGCTCCAGTTCTGCTCTTTGATTGTAAAAGCAAATGAGCTTTGCGTAATGTCTCCGCGCATAATAGAACGCACAACGCTCATATGCGTAGGGTTCTCGTAATCTGGAACCCAAGTATATTCTAAATTTCCGTCGCCATTTACAAATACTCTGCAAGTGTCTGCC